GTCAGCCCTGTCTCTTGCCTCTTCTGAAAGGTAACGGGCTTGTGTGTTAGCTAGGTCTAGGTCGCTCTCAAAAAGAGTAGAGCCATCCGTAAAGTCAACCAATGCTGATGAAGGTGTTTGACGGTACACAACCACTGTCTGTCCACTTGTAGGTGTGGATGATAGCTGGACTGTTGTACTGTTATGAAAGGTGAAAGAAGCTGACGCATCATTAACTGATACTAGAACATGTGCCGTATCAATGTACGGGAATGTAATAGAAAACTGGTTGGTTGACCCGTTAGCTGTATATGTGACTGTAGATACAGGCATAATGTCTCCGTTAAAAAAGTATAAAGACCCCACCGTTTACAGTGAGGTCTTATTTTTAGAATTTAATATCAAACTGTTCGTTTAAAAGTTCAGGATTAGTAGGCATACCACCTGCATTTAGTTCATCCTCAACTTCTAATTGACGTTCTATTAGGTCTTCCAGTTCAGGGAACTCGTCAGCCATAGCTGACAAGGCTTCCTCCCTATATTCAGCTACATCTGCTTGAAGTAAATCGCGCCTAAAGTCTGAAATGCCGTATGGTTGTCTTTCAGCATTCCTATCATAACCATAGCTATCAATTGTTTCAGCTAGTCTTTGAACAAGCGTCATACCATCAATTTTAACGGTGCCATAAAGTCTGTTAAGTTCTTGGAAAGCTGCTGGACTTAACTCTGCTGTTCCTATTTTCCTTCTAGGACCGCTAAGACCTTTTGGTAACTTCCGCAATTCCTCAAAGACATAACCTGTATCGCCATCCATATTGTCAAAAGTTTTCGTTTTCAAGAAACCCCAAGCATACTCAGGGATATCTTGCGCCTCACCAGTTAACCAGAAGTGCTTTGCAGGTGCATTTCTCTCACCACCAGCAGCTTCTAGTACAGGGTCATACATGCGTGACTTTAAAGTTTCAAAGAAGCCATTTAAATCCCGCATTACACCATCTTGCTCTTTGTTAAGAGTATAAGATAACGAACTTAGTGGAATCATTGCTGCAACACGGGACTTCAGGAACCTATTAAACTCATAAGGTTTTGAATCTCCGCTGGCTACCTGCATGAAATCACCTACACTAGACAACGATGACTGCATGGTAACTTGGTTTGCAAACATATTAGCAAGTGCAGCAAAGATAAACGCACCATCTTGGCCCTCGCCCTCGTACCTATCATAATATTCCTGCGCTTGCCCAACCAAAGTGAAGGCTCCAAAGTGTGGAAGCATTTTACTCATGTCTGTAAATACTGGGTTGTCATTATCATCCCAACTAACAACAGAGTTTGCTTGCCAGTTTGGTGATTTATGCCACATCTCAGCGAGTTTTGGGTCTGTGACATAGCTAGGCCCAGAACCTGTAAGCCGCCCTTGGCTTGCCAGATATAGAGCATAGGTTGTCATAGCTACCCCATAGACTACTTTACCTTTAGCCATAGCTGCTATCTCAGGGTTTGGACTTTCAAGTTCCTTTCTTAAACCAGCAGCTATTTTACCTACAACAGGTACTCGCTGGAAGTTTTCTCTGAGTACGTTTGTCGGTGTTTGGATGAAGGGTATAATTTGTCTAAGTGCAGGAACTTGTATGACCCACATTTTCGCACCATACATCATACTATCTTTAGGTAATGGGGTTGTGAAAGTACCGTGCCTAGCTTCCTCTAATCCCTCTTGGGCATATTTACTGGAAGCATTGTAGCTATCAAGGTTTTTACCCATGAAATCAGCTTTAGCACTAGGCTCATCTAGAACCCTACCCTCACGAACTAACTGCGCCCACTGAGAATCTAGCACCTCTTTAGTATTTAAAGAACTTGCAACAGCATCCTTCATATAATCAATGCGTCTGCGCCTCAATGTACCTTCTGTAAACCCTAAATCTTCAAGGTCTTTAAGTGTCATTTCGGCTGCATCAGTAGCAGCCGCTGCTTTAACTGTTGACCTGTATATCATGTGCTTAAAGAATTGATCTTCAGCACCCAAAACTCTTGAGGTAGAATTAACTAGCGTACCTGCAAGGTCTATTGGCGCACCAACATACTTGTTTATACCAAAATTTCTGGATGATATTTGACGAACAGAATCCCCTTCAGCACCAATTTTACTGGTAGTATCTAGAAGAGTTTTATCCTTCGCTATAGAAGAGATAGATGAAGCTAGGGCTGAGTTTTGAGTGTTTAATCTAGGTAACAGACCACCATTAAAATGAATTAAATTTAGGTTTTCTGCTAGTGTAGAAATCATAAAGTATTGTTGTCTCAGACCTTTTCTTGCTGTTTTCATATCACCTTTCAAAACGGCCCCAACAGTCCTTAGTGTAGGTCTTGCGACAATATTGATAGAGGATGCGCCTATGTTAAGAGCATGTGTATGAGGTCCAGCGAGAATTCCATTTATAAATAGTTCACCCATCACACCCCATACCTTCGACCAAAAACTCGACTGTTGTCTAAATATGGCATTCTTAGCTGCTGGTGTTTTAGCCATCCGCATTTGCCTAATCATGGCATCTACTTTTTTACCGCCCTGAATAGACCCGCCCATTAGTTCTAAGCGGTCAATAGCTTGGTCTGTTACTCCAGAGTCAATTTTAATCTTATTGGCATTAAGACCTCTACCAGAGCCTGTTTTAATAGCTAGTATGCTATTTTGAACATCACCATGAGCGTCTATTGTTTCTAGGAATGTTCTTCGCAAGTCATCTACATTTTCACCCTTGGCAACTTTCGCATCAATTTGGTCAGCTATGTCAACAATGGCCCTTTCAAGTCTGACCATTTCAATTTTACCAGCTACACCCCACCGATATTGTTCAGAAGCGTTATCAGCTACTGTTGCCAACTTTCTGCGAAAGGATTTTGGGCTGACATCCAATTCTCTTGCAAGAATATCGATACTTTCATCAGCTACTGTATCCAAACCTTCAGTGGTGGCTGTTCCCATTTCCTTAAATAGACCAGCCCTCTCAAGTTCTTTTGAGGTGGCAAGCAAAATTGCATCTGAATCTCTTGGACCCTCAAAATATTTTGGGTTCAAAACAAATCGATCATTTAAGTCTTCTGCCAGCGTTTGTAGCTTTGCAGGGTCTGTCTTCAGTTCTTTTATAGTGTTTGCAATAGCCTTCGATTTAAACACTTTTAGTGGTTTAGGTGCCGCTGGTGCTACAGGTGCTACAGGTGCTGTTGCCTGTACGCTAGGTGGTTGTGCGCTATCACCCACTTTAGGTGCTGTGCCAGCCTCTGGTGCTTTAGGTGCGCTAGGTGATGCAGGTGCTGTTGTTGTTACATTATCAACTGCGCTTGCTGGTGGTAACGGTCCCTGTTGTGGAGCCTGTAAGCTATTAGCTGCTGGTGCTGCTGGTGCCTGTGTGTCAATCTTAGGTGGCTGTGCTACCTCATCAACAACACTGGGTGCTGCGCCTGTTTCCCCAGCGTCTGGTCCTTTAGGTGTTGTAGTTGGTACGTCTGCATCTAGGACACGCGCACCTGTTTCCATACTAAAAACCATACCATCTTTGGTAGTTATTTGTTTCAGTTCTGGATTGTAGGTAGAACCTTGAATAGGATTAACTGCTTCCCGTTCCACAAGTTCTTTCCAAGTAGTAACTGCATCCTCAATTTCAGCCGCTTGTGCTGCTGTCTCATCCGATACTTTACCAGTTTCTGCTACTTCTCTAGCAGCTTTACCTTTAATTCTAAGTCCACGATAAATCAGAATGCCTACATCAAAAGGCGTTGCAAGTGCAGTACCCAAGATGCCATTCTTAACACGGTTCTCCATGTTGGTGAGTTCATCGTTTGAGAATATGTTTACGACAGTTTCATTGTCACCAATAGCACTTCCCAGACGTATCAGTTTATTCTTGAGTTTTATATCCCAAGGTCCACCATCACCGTCTGCTAGTGCCTTTGTTACTAACTCAGAATCCGCACCAAATTCTTCTTCTAGAATTTTAACAATGTTAGCCATCTCAGGGTCAAAGGCTACAGCATCTGCAGCAAAACCTGCCCCCGTTGCGCCCTTCCAAGTGGTGAATGCTTTGACTTTGGCTATCTTACCAACTCCAAACATTGCTCCAAGAAACTGAACAGTGCCTTGTGTTAGCGCACCTGCTGTACTGTCCCGCTGTTTTCCAAATATGGTAACTTTGTCTAGGCCAGCATCAAAAGATTGTTTTCGTTCGGCAGCTTGTTGTAAATCATCGACGCGCTCGTTCTCAAGCTGTGCTGCTTTATCAGGGTCAAAACCTTCTAGCCCAAGTTTATCTGGGTCAAATGGTATATTTGTTTCACCTACAGTGGCGGTGTCGCTGAAGAACCTAGCGGTCTCTGTACCAATGGACATGGCACCTTCTACAATGCCTTCACCTATGTCAGCAGCTATGTCACCCCAGCTTTGCTCTTCCTCTACTTCAGGTTCCGCTTCAACAGCGGTTGCTGGTTGTTCTACAACAGGTAAAAATCTCTCTCCTGCACCTGCACCATACTTAACATTAAAGTCTGACAGCCGATCAGGGTTATCTCGTATCCACTGAACCGCCGTTGGGCTTGGTTCTGGATATTCATCTTGTTCCATTTATTAACCTCAATCTGGTATGTCGGATGTTTTAGGGACAGGGGTTACTACTGCTACGGGTTGGTCCCCTTCAGCTTCGCTAAATATTAGACCTGATAAATTACCCCAACCCCACTTTAGTACTTTGATACCTGTATCAATAGGGCCATCTCCGTCTGGGTTTTTAATTGCAGATTCTGGACGCTGTGTAGTCCGTCTCACAGGAGTTAAACTTAACTTACCAGTTTGTTGAGCCTTTAGCATAAGTTCTTCACCTATCTCAGCTACTTCAGATGCATATAATCCAGTAAGGTCTTTTAATTTTACTGCTGTCCTACCTGCAATAAAGTCGGCACTTGGAAACTGACCGTCATTACTAGCTTTATAACTGTTGATTTCTAATGTTAGGTAGTCATCAAGTTCATTTCTAATTGCTGCAGATGCTAGAAGTTGCTTCTGACTTACTTCAAAATTTCTCCTAGTACTTCTACCAGCTTTAGGAATTCCTAGATAAGTCTCTTCCCAATTATTCCACTGTCTCTGAACGGGACCAGTAGTTTCATTAAGTGCTGTCCAGATAGCAGTACCTTTAGCTGATGTAGACAACGATAGTGCTTTGTTGACATGGGCATCTGTAGTGAATGCGCCATTGGTTAGACCTTCAGTGATTAATTTCAGTCTTTCTTCAGGGTCACTCTCATTCTTAATTTTAATCAGTTGAGTTGCGTATGCAGTTTCGTCTGCTACATCATCTTTTTCAAAGGCAGCTTGACGGGCAACTACTAGATTTTCTAAGGCCTCTGCACGGGCTACAGATTTTGTATCTCCCATTTCTTTTAGTTTATCTATATGATTTTGAATCCGCATTTCTGCGCCATTTCTTTTAACATCATTAGAACTACCTAACCCTGAAAGTTCTTGTGATGCCTCTGCCGATATTGCTTCACGCGCTTCAGTTTCTGCTATCTCTGCGTTTAGGCGGTCTCGTTGCTCTTGCCGATCTATGTTCTGCATTATCTGCACTTTAACCTTTTGGTTCTTCTGTCTAGCATCAAACGTCCCTGCAAGAGAACCTTTGCCCACCTTAATCTGATTCATAAACTGTAGGGGCGCAAAGCTGTTAGTTTCTAAAGCACTTAGCCGTAAAGCATCCGCAATAGCAGTACCAACCTTTAGACGGTCTAATCCATCTATCTCAGCCTGATCTGCCTTGCCTTGGATAAAAGCCTGTAATCCAGCAGCGGCCTTAGTACGTTGGTCTTTAGTAAGTTTAGGGTCTACCAGACTATATGTGTATGCTGATATCTCATCCCTAAAACCTTCATAGATTTTGGTAGTCATATAGGCTGTATGCTTTTCTCTCCAACTTTGCTTAAAGCTAGTATTAGCCTTCATAGCATTGGGGAGGAAAAACTCAGCAGTCTCAACATCATTAAAATTATCAAAGCCATTCTTATCTACATAGTCTGCTTGGAACTGTGTGATAAATTCTTCAATTTTCTCAGGGTTGCCATTGTGGTATAGCTTTCGCTTTTCCATTTGATGCGCCAAGTCAATCGCATAGTTAGCAGATAGAACATTTAAGTTTGCAGCCCTGTAACCTTTTTGCAGGTAAGGACTTTCACCCTCTGCGATGATGCCTTTCTTAACAGCTTCACCAATATTTATTCTTGTTTCAGACCAGAGTTTCTGACCCTCTGCATATTCTCTCTCAGCAGATCGTTGCTCAATACGTCCTATTGCAGGTAGTGCTTTCTGGCTGAAGGCATTTAAAGATTGCTCTAATGCTTGCCATCCACCCTTCTTTACCTGCGCTTTTTGATAGATATCTACAGGTCTAGCTGTTGCACCTACTGTTGGTATTTGACCCTCAAAAGGGTTAGCCACCACTACTCTCTCAGCCATTATTTCTCCCCTTTCGGTGGCGCAATCTCAGCTTGTTTGCCTTTGTAATCGGCAAAATCGACACCAAACCCAGCAATAGGTGTAAGCACATTAAATAGAGTTTCCGTGAACCCTTGTGGTTGCATACTGTTAATTCTGGACTGCGCTTCCGATTGAAAGCCGAGAGCATCCATAGATGCTTGTTGTTGTAGACCTTCAATTCGCTGGTCTATCCTAGAGGTCATCAGTCCTTCAGATGCCTCAAAGTCCTTGAGCAACTGATCGACGTTAATACCTTGCACACCTGCGCCACCAGCAGACGCTGTGACTGAGCCTTGCGCTTTTAATGTCTTCATGTCTGCATCTTGTTTAGCTTGTGATGCTTGGATTTGTTCTTGTCTTAGACGTAATGCTGTCTGTCTTGATTTTAGCAGGTAGGCATCTTGTGCGCTCTGTGCATTGGCTTGTGCTGCTGCGTTCTGGTTTTTGGCAGACTGCATAGCACTGCCTACACCCACAACTGCTGTGGCACCTTGGATAGCTAACGCTGTCGTTGCCGCTGCCTGTGCAGACATACCTGTGACCGCTGCCAGTGATACTGGTTCACACATTTTATATCCTTACAAATTCGTAAAAGAGGCGTTTCTCTACGCCCCATTGTTCGTGCTTTTTGATGAACGTGAAGCCCATCCACTTGAGCCACTTGATGTGGACAGTGTTTCTGGCATCGACACAGTTATGCAAAGCTAGGTAGTTCCTCTGTAATAGAGGTAGAAATGTTTTGCTTTTTCTCAGAAAGCTAATCTGGTGCTGATAGATGTCATCGGTTGCACACAGCCATATAGCCCCTGCACCTTCGACGTATGACGGGACTACACCAACAATTCCCACACGCTGACCATCTTTAGGCGAGCGCATGGTTAGTGTTACATCACCAAGTCTCAAGCCATCCATCAGAACGCCTATTGGTTCCCTTCCGGTTGCCGCTAGACATTCTGATCGATCTGCTTTTCTTAGTCTCGGTGCTACATAGACAACATCATCCACCGTAGTTGGTGTTAGATATTTATTATCCATTTATTCTTCTTGATCTGAGGTGCATCTGGCCTTCCCACTCTGCTGATAGAAACTGGCAGGGCAGATGGCTGTCGCACTCAATGACTACTCTAAGTCGATCTGACTTGACCATTACAGGGAACCGGAACTCACCTGAAGCTAAAGTGGTTGTACCTAAGACTGTTGAGCCACCACCAATAAAGCGTCCAGTAGATGCGTAGGTGTCACCGCTAGAGTTAGCCCCATATGTTGGGATAACCTTAACAAGGAAATCACCACTATCCTGATATTTCAGAAGCCAGTGTTTGATCTGTAGTCTGCCACCAGCAATGGACACACGCCCACCCTTGGCTGTCGGTTCCTTCATGTTGGGCTGAGAGAACTCATAGGTCATGAGATACTTCTCACCCACATATAGTTCTGTAGCAGAATGGTCACCTGTCACCACCACTGATGTAGTGCTGGAAGACACCACCGGAATGGTCGTTCCTTGGTTGGTGCCGCGCTTAGTAACGAAAGGTGATACCAGAGCATATGGTGTTGTGATTGTGGTCTGCCCCGTACCGCTGTTGTACGTCCTCGTACAGGCCGTTTCAGGGAACCTGTAGTCCAACCTAGTCACATAGGTCTGGTCGGTATCAAACCGCCCTGCATCGAAGCTGACGGTGCATAGGATGGTCTTGCCACCCTTGTTGCCTAAGACATACAATGCGCTGCCCATGAATTCTGCATCCAGAACAGTCAGGCCATTGAATGTATACTTGAACCAAGCTGATTGCAGCTTCTCACTGCCAGCGATGTGGTACTTGTAGACGTACATCGATGAGGCATCACTCGTTGAGAGACATACCATAGCATTCTCTGCTGTACTGACAGCCATCGAATATAGATTATCAGGCACATACTTAGCCACATGGCTTGTTACGTCTGTAGCGTCCGATCTGTCGCTGTCATCGATAACGTAGTATTCACGAATAGCTGAAAAGCCACCTCTCGTTGACGAAAAGTACACAAGGTTACCAGCAGCCGCTGGTTTGGCTGTGGAGTTAGCTTCATACTCTGTGGTCTGAGCAATCGACGTATTCTTGGGTGTGATGTATTCAGAACCCTTGAGAATAAATTGTGTCTGGTCAGAGAATAGAAGCAGCTTCCGGTCAAACGGGATAGCATGTTTCAGAGTTGATACCTTGGTGTGACTTGCAGCAACATCAATCGGGTCATTGTCCAGCACAGTACGTGCAGTAGCTTTGAAGAAATCAAAGTATTCTGATGTCCTCGACATGACCACATTCTCACCTGACAGGAAACCTAGACGGTTCTGAAAGAAGAATACGTCACTGATTTTCTTACCAATGAATGATGGTGTGGGTGCTGAAGTAAGGTCACCGATTGTTCTGTCACCCCAATCACCTGTCTCTAAGGTGAATGAACCATCTGCCTGTCTGATAAGCAGGTGAGGCATAGTAGTGGCATCTAGTTCATACGATATGTTTGGTTTGATTGTTTCAATCCAAGTACCGGAACCCAACAATGATTGGTCACCGTGGTCAGATACAAACTTCACATAGTAATCATCAAAGTTGTTTGTCTGGTCACCCTGTACCTGTGCAACATAGTTGTTGGGCGCATAGGCAGGTAGGTCATCAAACCGCTGAACAATCCCTGTGGTACAGGTCAGTCCTGTATCTCCCAGACTGTCGTATGTTGCTAAGTCAAACGAGGCATCGCCTGTCTTGCTGATGATAACTGTAGAGCCGTTAGATGTGGCTGAAAGACCTGACTGACCATTGATTGCACCAGCAAGTGTGCTGGCAATATACGTGGTTCTGGTCTGTGATTGGTCTGTTGCACTGGTGGTAATGTTAGCGACCTGTTGACCATCTACATACACAGTATACCGCTGGTTATAATCACCCTGCTTTACCGCTATCAAACCTTTAAATGTATTGGATGGACTGACGTTGCTGTTATAGGCTGCAGTTTTCTCAGTGTTCACAATGAACGTATAGTCAGCAACGGTCACCGCCCTGAAAGCTGAAGATGGAGTGCTGGTTGTCAGATAACTTGTTCCATCAGGATAGGTGACAGTCTTAGAGTTACCTGCCAGATCATAGATGTCTATCTGGTTGGATGCATTGATTAACACAAAGTATCTTTCAGTCGCATCACGGTTGATTAGATGCACATAGGAACCAGATGTTTCGCTCTGTGAAATAACAGCTACATGTTCCAGTGGTGGTCGTTTCTGCAACCCTTCTACAAGTGATGGGAATGCATTCTCCTGAACCTCTGACTGACTTGACAGACGTAGAGGTGGAGATTGTTGGCTGACCCCTTGGATTAAGTTTGGGATAGCAGAACTAATCATTGGCATTACATAAGTATCCTCTGATTAGAATTGTTGCGGTTCATTACACGGGACACTGAGTAGCTATCCATCATATTGAAATCCGCTGTATCACCCTCAAATTCTTTAAGGTCTGTCAGGGCTTTCTGTTCATCACGCGATAGCATCTTGTGCATAGTTTCAGAGTTAATCATCCGGTCTGAAAAGATACGCGATGCTCTGACTGTGATATATCGTTTTGCTGTGTCAGGTAGTTCTAAGAAGTCCTGATAGTAAACGATGATGGCATAGGCAGTGGTGTCAAACGTGTACGTTCTGTCTGTGAGGTTATACAGCTTACCGTTACGAATAGTTACGTCAGTATCTTCTAGATCGATACGCGCTGCTGTAGCGGGGATGTTGATTTCGTTGTTATTGTCAGGTGCTAGAGGGACACGATCTTCTGTATTAAAGTGCCATCCTTGAGACTGAACCTCACGGCTAACTTCATTAATAATCTGTTCAGCAATCTTTACGTCTGTAACTTGATTGCCGATCAGGGTGTTAACAGGTTGTTCACCGATAGTTGTCAGAAGGACATTGACTGCCTCTAGTTCAGTCATGGTTGAAGGTGTTGTCATGTTGCCCTCGTAAAAATGAAAAAAATGGGCCAGCCCCCAAAAAGAGAGACTGACCCAAAATAGAATTAAGAAGACTTAATTTCGACTGCACACTCAGGACGCAGGATGCCGTGACCCATAGCGTACTTAGCTGCCATCAGTGTACCTTGATACATAACTTCAAAGTCACCAGATGTGCGCTCGACTGCGAGGTCCATCAGCTTCACTGTGCCGATTGCAGACTTCTGCATTACCAGAGCAACTGTGGTCGAGAAGTTACCGTGATAGGTGTTGTTCTCGCCAGTAACAGCAGACACGTTGGTTGTTGGTACGTTGTTAGATTTAACAATCTGAATACCAGCAACACGCAGGACAGTACCGTCAGCGTACACACCAGCACCGCCGAAATCGCGATTGATTACGTCAGTGGTCTGTACGAGGTTGTAGTACTGTGCTGGCTTAACGATAGCCACACGGTCATTCTCTGGAACATCTTTCTCGTCCATAGCCTGTGCTGCTTCAAAGATGGAAGCTGCAAGTGATGCACCGTTGGTAGCTGCGTCAGCATCGGTGATAGCAGTACCACCATTACCACCAGTTACAGTTGCAGATGCACGGGCCGCAAGGACGCCAAGCTGCAAGCAGCGCACGTCAAACTGTTTCGCCAGAGCCATACCCAACAGGCGGGAGTACTCAGCGCGTACATCATAGTGGTTTTTCGCTTCATCAATGTTTGCGATGAAGGTATCAGCAATCAGAACGTCATCGATGTTAACAACGATTTCATTGTGCTTGATGTTCTGTGT